CCGCGGCCGCCGTCCGCTTCGCGCAGATGATGGGCCGCAACCCGACGCTGCAGGAAGCGATCGGACTCGCGCAGCAAGTGGGCTGGACCGTCGACCAGGGCATGGCCGGCCTGAGCTCCGAGTCGCGACTGTTCGACAAGATGAACATCCCGCACCGCATGGTCGGCGCCGACTGGTCAGCACTCGCGAAGGAAGCACAGAGTGGCAATCCCGTCACGCTGAGCACGCCCGGCCACTACTTCACCGCCGACAGCTACGACCCCAACACGGGCGCGTTCCACGTCGGCTCGAGCGGCACCGACCTGCGGGGCGGCTCGGAGTGGATGACGCCGGCGCAGATGGAAGCGCGTATGGGCCAACTGCAGGGCGGCATGGCCGTCGACAACCCGCAGGTGCCGGGCCCGTCGCCCCTGGCGAATCCCGTGCAGGCCGCGCAACAGGGGCTCGGCAACCTGGTGCAGGGCGCGGGCCAGAAGGTCCAGCAGGGACTCCAGGACCTGACCAACTTTGCCTCACCCGTCACCGACTTCGTGGCTCGGCAGAACCAGTTCGCACGCGAGGGGCGGGCACAGGCCGGCCTGCCCGAGGACCCGCTGCTGGCACCCGTTGACCTGAGTCGACCAGGCGCCAACTTTGGCTTCGATCCTTACCGCGACATCGTCGAGCAAGGGCTGCCGAGCATCGCCCAGGGCGTGCAAAAGGGCGACGTTGGGCAGGTGCTGGGTGGTGTGCTGCAGACTGGCCTGGGCGCGATCGGCGCCGCGGCCGGGCCGGCGGGTCCTGAGGCGCGTGCCGGGGTCGATGCCGTCGTGGCCGCGCGCGATACCGCCGCCAACCAACTTCAGACGCTCGAGCGGGTCCTCGACGAACCCGGTATCACGGGCCAGGCGCGGGGCGAGCTCGAGGACCTGGCGACGCAGCAGCGAGGCGCCGTGGCGGATCTCGGTCAGCGCGTGCAGAACCTGCTCGGGGGCCGGCAGGGCGGGCCCGATGATGTCACACGTCAGCTAGGCGCCGCGAGCCCGATGTTCGCGGCGCGCCTCGCGGGTGGTGTCGGCGGCGGACTGCTGGGCAATGTCACCACGCCACCCGAAGCCAGCCCCTTCGAGCGCGCACTGCGGGTCGGGACACTGGCGACCGCAGGTGCCGCGGCACCTGGCCTGGCCGATGTCGCCGCGGTTCGGAACCCGGCGATCGACCAGACGATCCTCGAAAACCTGCGCGCCGGTGGACTCAATCCCAACGTGTACCAGAGCCAGGGGCGCGGCTTGATCGGCACCGCTGTCGACCTGACCAAGCAAGGCATGCTCTCCAATCCGGTGACCAGCATCACCAACGCGATCGGCAACACCATCGAGTTGCTCCGCTCGCCGGCCGCGCTGGCGCTCGGTGGTCGACCGTCGGATGCCGCCGCGGGCATGGCCGCGGTTGGGCAGGCGATCCCCGAGGCCGGCCTGAACGCGTGGCGGGCGCTGCGGGGTGTGCAGGGTCCCACGCTTGGCGCGGGCGCCTCCACCACGCGGCCATGGGAGCCGGTGTTTCGTCTGCTGGGCGCCGCGGACATGTTCACGCGCACGCTGGGTGAGTACCAGGGCATGGCCGAGCGCGGCTCACAGCTGCTCCGAGACGCGGGCATGCGACCGAGCGATCCGGGTGCGGCCAACTTCCTGGCGAGCCACGCGCAGGAGCTCTACGACGCCGGTACGGCGAGCGGCGGCCGGAGTGTCTTCCAAGCCGTGCGCGATGCCAGCAGTGGGTTGCCTTTCCTGGACAACATGTTCCGCAACTACGCTACCTGGAAAGAGGGCATGCTCAACTCCCCGCGCCTGCGCGACCAGGCGCTCGGTGCGCTCGCCGACTTCCAGATCCCCTTTGCGGGCGTGCCGACACGCATGGTGCAGATCGGGCTGGGTCGCCTGCCGCCGGTGACGCAGGCGACGGGTGCCGTGCGCGCCATCCGCGCGCTCACACAGGGCGACATCCCCGCAGCGCAACGGGCCATCGGCGAGACTGCGCTCGAGAGCATGATCCAGGCACAGATCGCCAACGGCATTCGCGAAGGCAACATCGTCGGTGCCGAGGACCCCGACCATCCCGGTGGCGCCATTCGGGTGGCTGGCAACTGGTACAACTTCAACGATCTCGGCGCGTACGCGCTGCCGTTCAACATCATGGCGAGCTTCGCGGACGCGGCGGAGAAGGCCGGCCAGGGCCAGCCGTTCGACAACGAGTGGGACCAACGCGCCGCGCAGACCCAGGCCGGTTTCAATGCGAGCCTGAAACCGTTCATGGACGCGCTACCAGGCATGCAGCTGGTCCACATGCTGGCCGCGCTGGGTCAGGGTGGTGCGACGGGTGCGTTGCGGCAGCAGGCGCAGGACACCATGTCGCGCATCACGGCACCGGGTGCCGCTGCGTTCATCGAAAACCTGATGGACCCCGTGGCGCGCGACATCAACAAGCAAGGCGTGCAGTCGCTGTGGGAGTACCCCCAGTCGCGCTGGCCGGGCCTCGCGGAGCTGCTGCCAGCCAAGATCGACCCCACGACCGGCCAAGTGCTCGAGAAGCGACGGACAGGTCCCGGCATCCTGGTCGGTCAGGAAAACCCGGACGTCGAATCGCTCATCACCCAGGAAGCCAACCGACTCAAGAAGCAGGGCTACGACATCAGCGCGCCGAAGGCGTATCCGCAGTCCGTCACGATCGGCGGGTCAAAGATTCCCCTCAAACCCGACCAGCAGCGCGCGGTCACCGAGATAACGGGCCAGATGCTGGGCAACTTCGCCGATCGTCTCAACCAGCCGGCGTACCAGAACGCCTCCGATGATCAGAAGGCAAAGATGATGCAGGCCTACCTGAACGCGGCTGATCGTGCCCGCGTCTCAGCCGCGGTGCAGGTGCTGGGGCGTGATGAGGCGCGGCGGCTTCAGGTGAAGTACCGCGACGTAGCTGGTCGCCTGGTGAACGCCGGCGTCCCGGCATCCTCGGAAGAGTTGCCCTTCAGCATGGCGAGTAGCCAGAACGTGCTGGATCAGATGCGCGGACTGGCAGGTGTCGCCTAATGCAGCAGTTGGGACGCCCAGGCGAGGGCGTGGAACAGCAAGGGGATGCCGTAGTTGACCAACGCCAGAAAAACCATGACGGCGGAAAAGCCGATACCGACGATGGCGAAGAAGGCCATGAGGCCCTGGTGGGTGGGTGGCGTGCTGGAGTTCCTGTCGGAGGTCATGGTGTCATTGGCTCCCACGGCCAGCGAAACATGATCCGACGACGCTGGAGGCCGTCAATGCTCGCCAGGACGCGCTCAAGGATGTGCGCCTGTTCGACGCGAAACTCGCTGAACTCCCGATGGAAGCTCTGGAAGTCGGTGCGCAGACCGACGACGGCGGCCTCGACGTTGGTCAGGCGTTGCTCGATGCGGTCGAGCTGGTCGATGCGCTGCTCGAGCCGAGCGACGCGTTCCTCGAGCGTTGGTTCGTTAGACTGGGTCTGCATTCGGGAAGGTCACTTTCCTGGGTGCCAGGGTCCCGGCCGTTCCTGCGGCGCGGGGCCTTTTGTTGACGCTACTATACGCGCCAACTGTCAAAGCTCGGCTAAAGCGGCGTAAAGGGTTGACCCGATGAGCACCATCACGGAACTGGTCAACGGTCTCGGCACTGGCTGGAAGGTCAGCGGCACGGGCAACCCCGTCGAAGAGACCGCGCCGGTGGTCGTGCGCGACCCGACTGGTGTCGATCCCGATAAGACCGTCAACCGCGGCACCGGTCGCTACTACGTCGTCGTCCAGGACCCCGAGGGCCACCAGCGCGCACTATTCCTGAAAGCGCAGCCGGTCACGACCGGCGTCGGTGGTCAACCCTCACCGATTCAGGTCAAGCAGTCGGGCGTCAATGACACCGACCCCTCGCAAGTCATCTCCGACCCCGAGAAACTGAAGACGCTGGCGTGGGATCAGGCCGGGCCTGTCGCCGACGTCCCCAAGGACACCACCAAGGACGTCTCGAAGCTCGAGGACCTGCGCAAGATCGACGCTGACGGCAACGACGCCAGCAAATCCGGGAAGCCGGCGGCCAAGCTGTACGACGACAAGACCGGCCAGAGCTATCCGATCGACAGGGACAAGCCGAGCTACACGTCCTTTGGCGACGACCTGGTCCAGATCAACCCCGACGGCTCGACCAAGACGCTGCTGAGCAAACCCGACAAGCCGTCGACCGTCACCGTGCCCGGCGTCGGGCTGGTCGAGTACGACCCGACGACGCACACGGCCAAGACCATCGCGGCCACGCCCAAGGGCCTGCAGGCCAACCAACTCCAGCCGCGAGAGAGCAACGGCAAAACCTACATCCCGTACGACACTGACGAGGGCGTCGCCTGGAAGGAAGCCGAGGGGCTGCCCGCAAACGTCACCTGGACGAGCGCCACCAACGACCCGCGCAGCCAGTACATCCAGCTGATCGGCTCCAACGGCGAGACCAAGAATATTCCCAAGCCGCCCGACTGGAAGCCGCCACCCAGTCCGCAAGCTGGCCAGGCGCTGTCGCCCGACACCACCTCGCCGTTCGTGGTGACCATCGGCGACAACGGACAACCGGTCTTCACCGAAAACAAGAACCGCGCCAGCATCTCGGAGGCCCAGAAGGACCTCATCCAGCAGCTCGGCGGCAAGGTCGCCGACGGCTCGATGACCGAGCAACAGGCCAAGGACCTCATCGCCTCGACGACCCAGGCGATGACGGCCCAGGCGGCCAAGCAAAACGCGCAAGCCAACATGCTGCAGGCCCAGACCCAGCAGCAGAACCTCGGGGTGCAGGCCGGCAGCGACATCCTGAGCAATATCCAGAACGCGGCGCAGACCGGCGCGGGCGTGCTGCAGAACCGCGTCACCAACGCCACCGGCGCGCTGCAGAACCTGGTGGGCCAGGCCGCGGGCGCGAAGAATCTGATGAGCGTGCCGTCCGGGCTCGGCCAGCAACTGGTCGGCGGCATCCAGAGCTGGGCGACGGAGCTCGGCGGCGGTCAGGACGTCTACGACTCGGCCGCCAACCTGGTCAAACGTGCCGACCCCAACAACGGGCTCGGTGGCGACGCGGCCAACGCGTACAGCGCGCTCGGGCAGATGCTGCAAAAGTACCGCGACCTGACGGGCCAACCTCATCCGGCCGAGGCGATCGCCAACCAGCCCCAGCAAAACGCGCCCTTCCCCGCGCCGACGACAACGCCGCAACAGGTGCTCAATCAACAGGCTGCGGGCCAGCAGCTCGCCGCGGCGACCGCGAATCCCGCCAATGCCCCCTTTGGCGCGATCGGCAACAACCCCATGCTCGCCGCCCAGCAGGCCTATAACCGCGCCCAGGCCTCGCGGCAGACCGCGGCAGCAACCCAGCAGTTCGGCGGTGGACCCTTTGGCGCCATCGGTGCCAGTCCCTTCCTGGCGCCTGTGACGGTCGTGGCCCCGCCGCCGCAGACGGTGACGGTCTAATGCCGACGTACCCGAATCCCGCCGGCGGCTCGATGCAGGCCGCCAACGATGCGGATGCGAGGAGCAAGGGCTGGACGCCCAGCATGGGCACCTTCGGCGTCAACACCTACCCCGACAGCAGTGGTGGTGGTGGTGGCGGGAGCGCCGGTGGTGGCGGTGGTGTTGCTGCACCGGCAGCGACCGTGCAGTCCGGCGCCAGTCAACTCGGTGCTGGCATCAACTCGCTGCTCGGTGCGATCGCCTCCGGCAACAAACAAGCCTTCGACGAGGCGGTGCGTCAGTTCAACGCCACCTTCGGCCTGGACACAGACAAGTTCAACGAGTCGGTGCGTCAGTACAACGAGGGTCTCGCCGTCACCCAGGCGGGTCTCACGGGCACCTATCAGGGCCAGGAGACGCAGCAGGCACAGATGCAGGCTGCGAATATCGCGGCTCAGGTTGCGGGATTGACGGGCTACTACAACGCGCCAGCGGGTGTCGCCGCCGCGGGTCCGGGAGGCACCGCCGCACCGACCGCGGCGTCCTACGTCCAGGCGCGCACGGCGCAATTGCAGCAAGTCGCCGGCATGAACCCGACGCAAGCTGCACAGACCGCACAAGCCGAGTGGTCGCAGGGCCTGGCGCAAGCCGGCAATATCGCCTATGGGCTGCCAGCAGGTATCAGTTTCGCGCCCGTCCAGGCGGCCGCAGGTGGCGTGGGTGGCGCGCCCCAGGGCACGCCGACGATGGCATACCAGGAGCAAACCTACCGTCAGCAGCTCGATGCGATCAATGCCGCCGCGGCACTGCAGGCTAGCCCCTTCCGTCAGCAGCAGGTCATCGGTCAACTCGGGCGGGTGCTCGGTGGCCAGGGTGTGGCCGGCTTCTCGGCGCCGAACACCGTCGCGGGCGTGGGCACCGCGGGCGGCAACACCGCCGGCGGCATGGGCTACATGCAGCAGATGATCGACGACATCCGCGCCGGCACCAACTCGGCCAACTCGCAGTCGATGAACGACGTGCTGAATGGCATTCCCACGCCGAACAAGATCAACTCCCAGGATTTCCTGCGCTCGCCGGCCAGCACCCAGAACTTCCTGCTGCAGGGCATGCAGGAGCGCTACGGACTTGATCCGGCTGACAGTTTGGCGCAAATAAAGAATACGCTCCCCCAGTTCGTCTCGCCGACCACGTTCGGGACCATTAAGGGTTGATGTGACGCCACGTTCGTCGCTTGCCAACTGGTTGCATGCCGGCTAAGTCGAAGGCGCAGTTTCGGTTCATGAAGGGCGTAGAGAACGGCTCGATCAAAGCGCCGGGCCTGAGCAAGGCCAAAGCTGCTGAATTTACGTCTGGTCAATCGCCGAAAGGTCTGCCGAAAAAGGCGAAGAGCAAGAAAGCATGAGACGCAGACTCGTCCGTCGTCAGTGGTTGTTCACACGGCGGTACTGCGTGTGACGATGGACCTGCGCCGCTCGACGCATCCTGACCTCTTGGACGAGCTCGAGCAGCAGCCGAGCCCGTCCCCGCCTGCGGACGGGTTGAATCCAGTGCGAGCCAGACGCAGGCGCAACGGTGCGACGGCCAAGCCCGAGGTTTCCCCTCCCGGAGACACTGCGGACACTCCCGCCGCCGAGGAGGGCGGCTCGGGCGAGTCACTAGCGCCCGAGCCGGCTACTCCCGAGTCCGCCGCCGCTCCCGAGTTGCCTGAGTGGCTCTCGCAGGCCAGGGCCGCCGCTGACCCGCTCGAGTCGCTCAGGCTGCTGGTCAAGAACGTGCCGCGCGACGAGATGGAAAAGGACGACACGCTGCGCGGCTGGCTCGGCGACTACGCCAATCAGCGCGCGCGCAAGATGCTCGAGGAGCAGGAGCGCGCACGTCAGGATCGCGCACGCCAGGAGGCGTACGACAAGGGCGACCTGTACACGCTCGGCCAGCTCGAGGCGACCAACCTGCAGCAGCAGCGGCAGGCGCTCGAAGCCCAGACGCGGGCCGAGCTCGACCCGTACCTGGTCGCGGTGCGCAACTTCCAGGCCAACCTGCCCGAGCCGGTGCAACTCGAGGTACAGGGAAAGAACTACGATTCGTTCGGCGCCTACTTGTCCGCCGTCCAGAGCGCTGCGATTCGCCACGGCGTCTCGGAAGAGGTCAAGAAGCGCTCGGGGGCTCTGGAAAAGGCAGAGCTCTCCACAACCGTCGGAAGCGAGATGTCCCCGGAGCTAGACGGAGGACCTGCACAGGCGTACCGCGAGATCACGGACGCCCAGGTCGCTGCCATGACGCTCGAGGAATATGACCGCTACTTCGACGACAAGGGCCGACCCAAGCCTGGCGTCAGAGTCAGCTTGACGCGCGGCATCGACGTGCGCCGCGAACAGCGGCGGTGATCTCCTCACCCGCTTAGGGTGAGACGCAACTAAATAAAGGAACTAACAACTATGGCGACCGGCGCGAGCGAATTTGTTGACAAGACTATTGCTGATGGTATTTTCTCGCCTGACATTTGGTCGAAGCAGGTACTTCGAGCAACTGAATCTAATTTAGTCTTTGCCAAATGCGTCAATCGGGGCTTTGAAGACGACGCCAGTGTGGGGAAGTCTGTCAAGGTTGCTTCGATTGGCAATGTGGCAGCGCGGGCAAAGACCGAAAATACAGCCATCGTGTACGAAACGGTCGCGGAAACTGCGACTACCATCACCCTTGACCGAGAGGTTGTGGGGGCACGCCTCGCCGCCTAGGGCGAGAGTGACAAACACCGGGTGAACTGTCGGGAACCCTAAACATCAACCAGATGCCAACGAACATGCAGCACATTCACAGTCATGGAATTACTCGATGCTGCCTGGCTCGCAGGCTTTCTGGACGGCGAAGGATCGATCACGCTCTATCGCAGCATCTGGAAGTGGAAACCGGACGGACCCAACACGCGGCGACTACGCAATCACGAGCGGGAGCCCGAGCGCTACCGCGCGCTCATTGCGATCTCCCATACGGACTTTCCGACCTGCGACCACGTCTCGGAATTGCTCACGCTCATCGGGGCCAAGCACTACTACTTGCGCGATCCCAAGGTCGCGGATCCAACGCGATTGGGGAAACGTCCGCAACGTCACATCTCGGTCATGAGCTTCGTCGCCGCACGGCGTGTCCTCGACGCGGTCATGCCGTACCTCGTGGCCAAGCGTGCTCAGGCCGAGGCACTGAGTCGGTTTATCGACATCGCTCAGAGCCGCGATCCGCATCTGCACTATACCGACGAGCAACGCCAGATCGTTCTTTTTCTTCGCCGTCATCCGAGGCATGGGAATCCGCAGCCAAGCCAGGCCGGGGCAGCCTAACGCTGTGTAGCCTGGAAGGTTCAGAGACTAGCGGGTGAGTCCCAACAATAACCCCGCATTAGCGCCCGGCTCGCGTTCACACGAACGCGATGATGAGATAGTCCAGCCCCCGTCGAAAGGCGGGGACCGCTGCAACATTTGGGATTACTCCGCGGTTGGCATCGAAGACATCGTCAAGGTCCAGAGCATCGTCGACGTGCAGAACGAGTACCAGATGAAGATGGGCTACGCCATCGCGCGTGATATCGACTCGAAGCTCGCCGCCGACGTGGCCGGCTTCACCCAGACCGTCGGCACGCTCGGCACGGCGCTGGCCGACGTCGACGTGGTGCGCGCCAACCAGTACCTGGACGACGCCGACGCACCGGCCGATGACCGCTTTCTCATCATGTCACCGGCGGAAAAGGCGAACAAGATCGTCCTGGACCGCTGGTCGAATGCGCTGTACATCGGCAATCCCAAGCCGGCGGTCAGCGGCAGCCTGGGCGACATGTACGGGCTGAACATCATGGTCACCACCAACCTGGTCAAACCGGCTGGCGGCCAGGCCAACAACTTCGTGTTCCAGCGCGAGGCGCTCGCGCTCATCATTCAGCGCTCGCCCAAACTGCACCTGTTCTACGACATCGACTTCTTCACCTGGAAGCTGGCCAGTGAAGTCATTTTTGGACATCAGATGATGAGGCCAACGTTTGGAGTCTGGGCGAAAGGTGTCGGGTAGTGACTGATCTCCTCGAGCGCCTCGAGCAGCGCGCCGCGCCGAGCTCCGGCGTGGCGACCAGCGGGCTCAGCTACAACTTTCCACTTTCCTGGTATCGCCGGCCGGACGGCGACATCGTGCAGCTCCAGTCCGATCCCTACAACCGCACCATGTACGAGGACCTGGGCTTCGTCTTCCTGCGTCCGGACGAAGCCAGAGAATGGGTCAAGGATGTTCGGCCTGGCATCGTGCTCGAGCAGAAAAAACGCGCCGGGCTGATCACCCAGATCCGCCGCATCGCGCAGCGCGTACCGCAGTACGTACTCGACGAGGACCAGGACAACCCGCTCAGCGAACGCACCACGGCCGAGCTCGAAGAGATCTTCGAGGACGCCAAGCAGGCGACCGGTCTGAAGATGCGTTTGCCCGCGGTCAAGCTCGATCCGCGCGACGCGCCGCCGGCGCCGGATGAGACCGTCGGGAGCGGCGAGGAGCTCGAAGCAAAGTTGACGCGTGGTCGGGGCTACGACCCGCTGCGCGAAGCAAGGAGACGCGCATGAGCGAATGGCTCGACGCGGCGCAGACCACCCCGTACGTTGCGCCGCAGGCCACCCCGCCGGGTGACCTGCACTTCACCTACCAGACGCCGGCCGGCGACAGTTTCGTGACCACCGCGGCCAACGTTGAGCAGTACCTGCGGCTGGGCTACACCGTCACCGGCGAGCTGACCATCAGCGACTCGGAGACGTATCGCGACCTGGTCAGTCCGGGCACCAACCTGCCGCCGGCTTCGGGCACCGAGACTCCACCCGTGGCGGCCGCCGAAACCACAGCGACCACGGATACCACGGAGTAGGTCGACCATGGCCGTCGTCACACAAACGGGCAACGCGGGCGGGTTGTGGACGCACACGCCGGTGGACTGGCGCGGCAACGAGACGGGCGGCAAGCCTGGCAACTGGCCCACCGACGCGGTCAATGGCGCCCAGGGCTTGGGCACGCGTCCGCTCGAGCAGATGCCCGCGCCTGGCCTGACGGTGCTGTCCTCGACGCCAGGCTCGGGCACGGTGACCATCACCTGGACCACCAGCGTGCTCTCGGATTCGAACATTGACCTGGGCGTGACCACGAGCTACGGCCAGCACTACAACGACCCAACGATGACACTGACTCACTCGGTCGCCATCACCGGCCTGCTGCACTCGCAGCTCTACAACTACCGCGCGTCATCCAACGGTTCCGGCTACAGCATCGTGAGTGCCAACAGCACGTTCACCACCCTGGCATGAATCACCGTCCTGGCTGCACCTTCGGTCCGGGTTTTTTCAGGATCGAGCTCATCTCCGGCACGCGCCGCTACTGCCAGGACGAGGACCAGGTGCGCCAGGTCTATTCTTTGCTGCTGCTGGACTCCATCAAACGCGTCGCCAGGGACGGCTACTGCCTAGACCCGCTTGAGGCCGGGCCCAGTCCGCACGTGATCGAGGGCGAGCAGTTTCTGAACATGCCCAAAGAGGCCGCTCAGGAGGCGCTGGGCGGGGCCACGGACGAGGAATACGCCCAGGCCTACCGCGCGATCGAGGACGCGGTTCTGGCGCGTGACAGGGCCGTCGCGGCGGGTTCGACGGACCGTCCGTCGATTGTCATCAAGAAGAAGGGACGCATGATCCACGATGTCGGTCCAGGCGTCGTCTAAAACCTCCTCCATCCAGGGCTTCCTGCATGGTTACCTGGCCACTGGCAACACCAACGGTCAGGTGCTGGACATGATGATCGCCGGACGTCCGGCGGTGATCAGGGAGGTCGTCGCCGCGGCGCAGGGCGGCGGCACGACCACGATCCTGGACGTGCTCAACAACGGCGTGAGCGTGTGGACCAATCCCGCGAGTCGGCCGACGTTGAGCGGCGCGGCGTCGGGCCGGTTTGTGGGTGGTCGCATCAATCGCAGTGCCGTGCATCTCGGCGACGTGCTCGAGATCGTCGT